CGGAAGAGGCTTCTCTGTCATGCTCGGAAAGGTCGAAGCCTTGACGAAGAAACGCGTGCTCGTCGGCATCCCGCAGGCAACGGCGAGCCGCGGCGAGGACGGCGTAAACAATGCAGAGCTTCTCTACGTCCATACGCACGGCGTGCGTGCTCCGCTCATGCGCGAAAAAATGCAGACGAATCTTGACGCGGGAATGCTTTACAGCGCAGCGCATAGCCTTTTTGTTCATACGTTCGGTAGTCCTGCATGGGCAATCCCGCCGCGCCCTGTGCTTGAGCCTGCGATCAAGGACAGCAGGGAGGCGATCGGCAAGAAGATCGCGGGGGCATACCGTGCCGCTATGCGGGGCGATGCGGTGGGCGCAGAGCGCGGGCTTGAGCTCGCCGGTACGGTCGCCGCAAACGCCGCGCGCGCATGGTTTGAAAACCCCAAGAACAAGTGGCCGCCGAACTCGGAGCAGACGATCAAGCGGAAGGGCAGCAATCGCCCGCTCATCGACACGGGGGAGATGCGAAAGGCCATCACCTATGTCATAAGGGATTTGGGGTGAGCGTATGGCGGTTGATGTTTCTGAAATCGTTCATGACCCCGATTTTTGTACGACGTTCATCGTCATTAAGCAGGGAGAGCCCGAGTGGGTGCGTGGCGTACTGCAGACAAAAACGACGGGGATCACGGTCGAAGGTATCGTGCAGCCGTCGTCGAGCAAAGACCTCGAACTTCTCGATACCGCAGATCGCGTGAATGGGATGAAGACCTTCATCACGGACGAAGTCAGCCTTGACGTATCCGGTACGGAGAAAACATCGGATATCTGTGTCTGGAAAGGGCAGCGCTACAAGCTGATTCAGACCTTTGACTATGCCGCCAACGGTTACTACAAGGCAATCGGCACACTCATGGGAGAGGAGATGAGAGGATGACCTACGCGGAGCTGCAGGAGCTCTTCTGGGGTGAGACGGCTGCCATTACAGCGGACATCATCAAGAAGCCCGATAAATTCATTCGCTGGCGCTATCCAGAAAGCGGCGCGCCCGATTGGAAGGTCGGCGATGACGTCCTCTTCCTGTCACTTGTCGAAGCTGATGACGACTATGCCAAACAGCGGGATAGTCAATATCGTGCAGATAACGGAACCGTCTATCGAGATACCGCGAGAACGCGTGTGTGGGAGCTGCAGGTGACCGCATACGGGCGAAAATCCTATGAGCTCGCAAATCTCCTTAAGGACGGCTTTTTTTATGAATCGGTGCACCGGAATCTCGCGCAGCATGATGTTTTCATTGTGCCGAATCTTCCTGTATGCACGAGGATCCCCGAGCTTTTCGCAGGGAAATGGTGGGACAGATGGGATATTACCCTGCGATTCAACGAACTTTATCGCCTCAAGCCGGAGGATGTCGGACGTATTGAACGCGTCCACATCGGCGCGCAGGCGAATCCATAAGGAGGGAAAACTATGGCACTCAAAAACGTGCTGCCGCTTGACCCTGTGGTCAATATCATCGTCAACCTTGCTGCCGTTTCGGCGACGCGCAAGAAGTTCAATCTCGCACTGCTCATGGGCGAGGTCGGCACGGTCGCGGACTTTGCTGATAAGCGCATCGTGACCTACGACAGCCTCAATTCCATGCTGCAGGCTGGCTTTACGACCGAAGACCGCCTGTATAAAGCGGCGGCGCTTATCTTCGGGCAGCGCAAGAAGCCGCCGCTCGTCGCCATCGGCAAGGTCGAGAACAAGGAGACGCCCGTCAAGACTATCCAGGAATGCCGTCAGGTGGATTCGGAGTGGTACGTGGGCATCTACTGCGGCGATATGACGGATGCGCAGATTCTCGCGGTGCAGGAGTACGTAGAAGCCTGCACACCGTCCACGATGTTTGCCTTTACGACGGCGGATGCCAAGGCGAAGTCGAGCGACGGCGGCATCTTCGGCACGCTCAAGAGCAAGGGATACCGCCGCATCATCGGACAGTATTCCACGGCGCATAAGGATGCCATTTGCGCGGCAATCGGCTGGGCGATGGGCGCGATGAGCGCAGCCACGATCAACAGCGCCTTCACGCTCGCCTATAAGCGCGAGGTCGGCGTACAGACGGAGAACTACATGCAGCTGTTCACGTCGAACGACTTGAACAACATCAAGAAGAACTATGGCAATGTCTACATCAACCGCGGAAACTACTACGACATCTTTGAAGAGGGGCGCGTCAGCGACGGCTCCTGGTTTGATGAGATCATCTATCTCGACAAGTACAAGAACGACATGCAGCTCGCCATCATGGACTTGCTTGTAAACTCGAACAAGGTGCCGCAGACCGAAGCGGGCATGGGGCGCATCAAGACGGCGATCAAAGAAGTGTGCGATGACATGAACCGCATCGGCTTCATCAAGGAGGGCGTCTGGAAGGGCGAGGAGCTGATGGCGCTCGAATACGGGCAGGTGCTCCCCAGCGGCTACCTTATCCAGAGCGAGGCGATGGCAGAGCAGTCGCAGGCCGAGCGCGATGCGCGCAACGCGCCGCCAATCTATGTGTCGCTGAAACTCGCAGGCGCGATTCACCACGTCACCATCCAGGTGGACGTCAATCGCTAAACGGAGGGAGGGAAAAGAATGCCAAAGCACAGTACTTATTCATTTACCGATATCAACGCAACCATCCGGTGCCCCGGGTATGGTTCGTATTCGGTGCAAGGAGAGGGCGTCGGCGATGTCAATGTTTCAAAGAACACCGAGCGCACGGTACACGACGTCGCTGCCGATGGTTCCGTCATGGCAAGCAAAATTGCGGGCAATAATGGCAGCGTCACGATTAATGCCCAGCAAACGAGCTCCCTGCATAAATTCCTGCAGGGGCTTTTCAATTACTGCTGGCAGGCGGATACGTCGGAGTGGACATCCATATCGATGACCATTGAAGCGCCGAAGATGGGCAAGACCTATTACTGCACAGGAGGTAGCTTTGTGAAGGAGCCGGATGAGCCGCTGCAGTCGCAGGGTCAGCGCGTGGCGTGGAGTATCCTGTTCGTCGATATTCAGCGCATTCAGCTTTAATGGGAGGAAGCCAGATGAAGAGAGAAACGAAGAAGATCGTCGAGGTCATGGGGCGCAAGTTTGAAATCCGCGCCTTTGACGCTTTTACGGGCAGCTACATCGCTTTTACGCTCATGGAGAAAATGCTGCCGATGGGCATGGAAGAAAAGGTGAAGAAGACGCTTAAAGCGGAGGGCAAAGATGTCGACGCAATGCCTACGCCGAATCGTGCGCTCATGAGCAAGGGCGAGTTCATTGCCTTCCAGAAGGATTGCCTGTCGGTCGTCGGCGAGGTCCTGCCGGCAAGGACGGCGCCGCTTCTCAATGACAACGGCAGCTGGGGCGTCGAGGATATGGCGGACAATACGATGCTCGTCCTGCTCTTGACGATTCATGCTCTGGTGTTCAATATCGCCGGTTTTTTTACCGAAGGCGGCTTGAGGGAATTGATGGCGGGCGTCCAGGCTTTGATCCCTGCGAATATCAAAATGTAAATGGCTGGGTGTACGCGCCCGTCATCGCTGGGCGATGGCAGCAGCATGAGCTGTGGGACGGAACGTACACCTTCGGCGACTTGCTTGATATGCACGAAATCCTTCTCGTCGAACGAGAGAATCGCCGTCGTGCTGAAGCATATGCTGAGAGAGAAAGGGGGGCGAATACATGATTGGCGAGATGATCCAGGAATATCTGGTGGGACTGGGCGCAAAAGTGGATCGCCCCGGTTTTCAGCAAGCGGAAGCGACGATTAAGAATCTTGACCGCACGGTAGAAACGGCGACGGGGCACATGGCGGCGAATTTCGCCAAAGCCTCCGGCATTATCTCGGCGGCGATCGCGAGCGTCACGACGGCTGCCGCCGGATTGATGAAGTCGGCGGCGGAGCAAGACCTTGCCATGCAGAAGCTCTCGCGTCAGATGATGGTGTCGAAGGACGCGGCGTGGACGATGAAGAAAGCCACGGACGCGCTCGGCGAATCCATTCAGGACATCATGCTGACGCCGGAGCTGATGGCACGCTTCGAGAAGCTGACCTCCGACGGAAAGAAAATGAAGGTTGGTGGAGATTTCGCGGAGACCATGAAGGGATTCCGCGATCTCATGTTTGAGTTCACACGGCTCAAGCAGGAAGTCAGCTATGCGATGACGTGGGTAGGATACTACCTCATGAAGTATCTGAATCGACCGCTCACAGAAGCCCGCGAGAAGTTCCGCAGCTTCAACGATGCGTTCATCAAGAATATGAGCGTCTGGACAGAAAAAGCTGCGCGCGGTCTGGTCTATATTATCAACATCGGCAAGCACTTTCTTGAGCTCATCTGGGATGTCGGGAAAGCACTTGGCCGCATGTGGGACAGCTTCCCACGGGGCGTCAAAATAGCGACAGCTGCGATCGCGGCTCTTGCGCTCGTGATGAAGGCGACGCCTCTCACGCGCATGATTATGCTCGTCGGCTCGCTGCTGCTCCTGATTGACGATTATTACGGTCACATGGAGGGCAAGCAGTCTGCTTTCGGTGAGTACTGGGATAAGCTCAACGAGTACATCGAGGTCGCAAAGGGCAAATGGGAAGAGTTTAAGGCTTTCACCACGCCGTTTTGGGAGCAGTTCGTCGAATTTTGTTCGACGGCGAAGGACAAAGTTTTCGATTTCGCCCGAGGCGTGGGCGATTTTCTTGATCGCGTACGGGATTCCGGGGAGCTGCAGGAATTTCTTGCCATCATGCAAGAACTTGGGAGCGCGATCTGGGAGCTTGCTACGACCTATATCAAGGCGTGGCTGGAGAATGTGCAGCTGCTCTATGCGTCGATGGAGAAGCACGGCGCTCTGGACAGTATGCGGAACCGGCTGCAGAAGCTGTGGGAAGCGCTTAAAGCCATCATCCGCACGATCTCGTACCTGATTCACTGGTTCGCACGTCTGCTGGACGAGATTCGACGAACCGAGGAGTACCGGGAGCTCATTGATGCCGTGGGCGAGCTTTGGAGCGCCATGGAAGGCCTGTTGGACGTAATATACGATTTAGTTGGCATCGCATTTCGTGGGTTATTCGGCGAGATGAGCAAGACGAATCGCGTGTATTCGTTCCGGGACGCGGTTCGCGCCGTGATGAAGGTATTCTCTCTTGTCGTGCAGCATATCGCGCGAACCATCAGACAGCTCAAGGATTTGTTCAAGGTCATCCGCGATAATAAATGGTTCCGTAAGTTCTGGGAAGAAATGGGCAAGGCGATCGACAAAGCCATCGAGAAGACGGGCGCGTACGGTCGCGCGCTGTTGGCACTGAGTAAAGGCGATTTCAAAGGCGCCTTGAAGATCGTCGGGGAAGAGCTTATGGATGCGAAACTTCCCGGTAAAGGAAAGGGGCCAACGCGCGGCGATAAGGACGGCAGCCGCGAAGAGCGCGCCGTTTATATCATGCAGAAGCTCATGAACATGGGCTACAGTCAAATCCAGGCAGCGGGTCTTGTGGGAAACTTCCTGCAGGAAAAAAGCGATCTGGATTACTCGTACGATGACGGGGCACGGCGCGGTATCGGCCAGTGGATGGGCGAGCGCTACCATCGTCTGGCGAAATTTGCTGAGGAAAACGGCTATGCCTCGTGGGATGATCTGGATGCGCAGATCGCTTTTACCGATTGGGAGCTGCACAATACGCATACAGATGCGCTGGACGCTCTGCGGGCGGCGAACACGACGGGAGAGGCGGCGAAAGCCATCTTCGATCTCTACGAGATCCCCTTGGACGAATCTCTGCCGAAGCGACAGGACTACGCAGCTGAAGCCTATACGCTGCGAGAATCTATGCCGGAGAGAGAAGAAGAACAGCACTTTAGCCGCCCTGCAAGCGATGGGCGCGGATATTACGTCGTAAAAGATTTGAGCAATATCATTAAATGGAGCAGCACGGAGGGGGAGAACACGCCGTGGCATAGCAATGATACGACGGATACGACACATTTCCAGATCGGGACGGCAGCTTTTTTGAGGGCGCTCAATGAGGAGGCTGCGAAGTATGGTGTCACCTTCATGCTCACGGGCGGCTCGGAAGAGGGATTCCATGACGACAGTCTCGAATATTCACATGCCAAAGGGTATAAAGTGGATATTTCTGACTCGGATGTAATGGGAGGGAGCCTAAAGTATCAAATCCTGCAGGATGTGCTCTCTCGTTTTCCGTCGCATATTGACCATGAACGAAGCAAAGCACATTATGACATCACGATCTACGGCCTTGGCGATAACGATGCCGATGGCATAACCTACGGCGGCCCGCGATTGGATGGCGACGACTATGATGATGGGTTCATGGAAACGGCTGCCCGCACAGGCGGCTACACGCAGAAAATCTACAACGTACTGGCGGACTTGGCGCAAAAGCGTGATCCGGTCCTCTACAACGGTCTTGTGGCAGGAGGTTATCAAAGCGATTATGCTCGTTATGCGCGAGGGGGAAGCAGCAATGTTGTCTACCAGGTAAATGTCGGGGGTGTGACGGTCAATGGCACGGACAAGAGTGCCAAGGATATCGGCAGAGAGGTCGGCGACGCGACCATGCGCCAGTTGGAGCAGCGTGGCGAGCATATCCTGCGCAGCCGCACGATGGCGGGGGCGCCGGTGCTCGTTTGAGGAGGTGATGAGATGGGCGTGAAGCGGGGGCTGTCGGTCGATGGCATTATATATTTCTCCGATCTTTTGGAGTCGAAAAAAGAGCCGGATTGGATGGAGTTCGGCGTGCAGATTGGCAAGCTTTCCGGGCATTATGAGATCATTGATTTTTTGACGGGCTACAAGAACATGGATCAGTTTCTTTTCCGTACGCCCAAGTGGCCGATTGGGGGCATGTACTTTGACGGCATCATGAGAACAGAGCATGTAAGCCGCATACGGCCAACGGAGTATCCTGTACAGACGGGGGCGACGATGACGGATCATGCGCTTGTGGAGCCGGCAGAGGTCACCATCGAAATCATGATGACGGATGCGAAAGCGTCCAGCTATATGCAAAATCCGATGCTTCCGCAAGGGCTCCCCATCAACCCGCCTATTTTCGACCACTGCTGGCCGGACTTGGGCGGCGCCCCGGATATGCTGACCATGGCGAAGGACGGTCGTTCGGCGCGCGCCTGGATGAATCTCCGGAAGCTGCAGGTGCAGCGTATTCCGATCACAGTGGAAACTCGCCTGCAGACGTATCACAATATGTTGATCGAGGAGCTTTCCGCGCCCGACGACGTGATGACGCTGCATGCGCTGCGCTGTACCGTTCGCCTGCGTGAGATTATTTTCGCGCAGGTGGCGCAGACGGAAACGAGTGCCCGCGCATCAGCATCGGCGGAGGAAACATCGTCCGGTCAAACGCCTGTGCAGACGGGCGAGGGTGTCGATAAGACTGCTGCGCGTTCTATTCAAGATGCGGGCGGGGAGATTTTTGCCTAGGAGGTGTCTGTTGTGCTCGCAATCATCCCGTTTCAGGGGATTCCGAATCATAAATTCAGCGCGAAAGTGCCGATCGATGGCGGCAATACGCTCCTCAGGTTCCGCATAACGTATAACGATCTCGCGAAATACTGGCTCGTGGATATCTATAAGGGCGATACACTCGTATATACAGGGCTGCCGCTTGTGCCGGGGCAGAACATCTTGGAACAAGTCGGTTATCTCGGCATTGGCAGCGCGCGAATCGTGCCCAGGAGACGAGTGAAAGAACAATGGCCGTCCATGGCAACGCTGGAATCCGATTGGTATGTGCTGTGGGGTGATACGGATGCCGGATGAAAATGCGCTCGTAGACCCCGAGACTACAGGGCAGGAATCAACGCCGGACATGGAAGCGGGAGAGGAGCCCGTACAGAAGGAGAAGCGAAGAGGCCGTCTTTACGGCAGGAAGTGGAAAATTTCGATCTACAAGCCGTCCTACAAGAAGGATGAAGACGGCAATGTCACGGAAGAGCGAGATCCGGAGCATGATACAGAGATGGATGTGTCCTTGCTCAAGTGTGAATTTCAAACTAAGACCACGACGGAAACAGCTGTGCAGGTCTGCACCCTCGTCGTCTACAACATGAATGCGGCAACGGAGAAGGAGGTCATTGAAGAGGGCTTCCAGATTTCGATTTTTGGCGGTTACACCGAAGGCCAGTACGGCGAAATCTTTACGGGCGATATTGTACAGATTTTCCGTAATCGCGAAAACGGCATAGATTACCGTTTGGAGATCATTGCGCTGAAAGGCGCGCTTAGCCTCTTCACGAATCACGTGCGCAGCACCATCGCGGCCGGCAGTACGCCGCGTGATGTAGTGCATGCCGTAGCAGGACAGGCAGACAAGCGGATTGGTGTCGGTGAGGTAAGTGAAGAACTGCCTGAACAGACGCTGCCGCGCGGCAAGGTGCTTTTCGGCACACCTGCGAAGTACCTGCGCGACATCTGCACGTGGAACGATGCCGTATATTGGGAAGGAGAAGACGGCAAGCTCGTCCTGGAAACGGTCGAGCAGGAAATCCCCGTGGATAAGGTGCTCGTGCTCACACCTGTAACGGGGCTTGTGGGGACGCCCATATACAGCGATCAGGGCATCCAGATCAAGATGCTCTTAGATGCGCGCATCAAGCTGCGCAGCATGATCAAGATCGACAACGAGATCATCCAGAGGCAGGCAATCCAGATTGACGCCTCCGGACAGCAAAAGAGCGACCAGCTCCCGCAGACGGCGCAATTTGACCAGGATGGAGAGTATCAAGTGTTTTCTATTGAGCACCGCGGCGATACCTGGGGTGATGAGTGGACGACGACTGTCGTCGGCGTGAGCCGAAATGGGCGCATGAGCCTGCTGACGGCAGTGAACAAGCCGGGGCAAACACTGAAATGAGGGATGGTTATGATAAAGCTATCGGAGCGCGTAGGCGACGCGATCGAGAGGAAGAAGCGTGAACTGGATGCCTTGAGCGCCGACCTGCGCGTAGCTGCGCCCGGCATCATTCGGTCGGTGGACTACGAGCGCCAGACGTGCACCGTGCAGCTTGCCATACGTGAGCGCATGAATTTCGCTGGCACTCTGGAATGGGCGGAGATCCCAATCTTGCCGGATGTGCCATTCTTCGTGTATTCCGGCGGTGGCTATTGTCTGACGCTCCCCATCAAGCCCGGTGATGACTGTCTTGTGGTCTTTGGTGATAACTGCATAGACGCCTGGTGGCAGAATGGCGGCGTACAGAATCAAGTTGAAAAGCGCAGACATGACCTCTCAGACGGGTTTGCCCTTGTCGGGTTCCGCAGCCAGCCCGGTGTTGTCGGCGGCTATTCGGCAGGCACGGCGCAGCTGCGCAACGAGGCGGGCGACGCTTATATCGAGATCAGCGGCGGCAACATTAACATCCGTGCAGCAGGAGCGGTAAACATCAGCGCAGCGCACATCGGGCTGAATGACTAATGGGGAGGGAGCGCATATGCCCGCAGTAACAAGAATCGGAGATACGACGACAGGCGTCTGCAACAAGGGGCTGCCCTGCTGCCCGCACGGGAGAACAGGGACGGATGCGACAGCAAGCCCCAATGTGACGGTGAACGGCATCCCGCTCCATCGTCTGCATGATACGGGGCCAACGAACTGCCCGCACGGCGGCACTTTTGAGAGCGTCGTCGGGAGCAGTACGGTCACCTGCAACGGGCGACGCGTCGTCCGCATTGGGGATACGACCGTTTGCCAAAGCTGCGGACAGAGCGGAACGCATACCAGCGGCAGTCCGAACGTGACGGCAGGAGGGTGAAGATGAGATACCGTGCACTTGACGAAAATGGCGACTTCACCCTTGGCAACGGGCATGCCTATATCGAGGGGGCGGACGCTGTAAGGCAGGCGGTGTTGACGCGCCTGCGGCTCCTCATCTATGAGTGGTGGGAGAATATTGAAGACGGCGTACCGTACTGGCAAAAAATCATCGCGAGCCGTGATGTAGAGGCCGCAGAGCGAATCATTCGCGAGCGCATCCAAAGGACTCCGCATGTCCTGTCCATTTTGTCCTTTGACCCGGAATGGGATAACGAGCGCCGAACGCTGACAATTCGCGCCGCAATTCAGAGCGACTACGGCGCGTTCAGCATTGATGAGGAGGTGTGATCGTGGCGTACTTTGCCCCATATGTTGACGATGCCGGGCTCCATGTGCCGACGTATAACGACATCCGTGACGACATCCTTGCCAAGTTTCAGGAGATTTATGGCAACGACCTCTATCTCGGCAACGATTCGCAGGACTATCAGATGATTTCAGCGTTCGCGCTCAAGACCTACGACACGATGCAGCTGCTGCAAATCGTCTACAACAACCACAGCCCGAAGACGGCTGTCGGCACAGGGCTGTCAAGTCTCGTGAAGCTCAATGGCATACGACGAAAAGCTGCCAGCTACTCGACTTGTGTGCTGACGCTTACCGGCAAGCCCGGCACGACGATTGTTGCAGGTGTGGTCGAAGATGAACAGCATCATACATGGGAATTGCCGCCCAATATCAAGTTTGATGGCGAAATCTTGGAAGTGACTGCACGATGCCGAGATATCGGCGCCGTGGAAGCGCCGGTCGCCACGATCAATAAAATCAGCAATCCGCAGTATGGCTGGCTTACGGTGACAAACAAAGTTCCGGCAATCAAAGGCCGTGCAATTGAAACCGATGAAGAACTGCGTCAAAGACAAGCGATTTCAACAGCGATACCGAGCCGCAACATGGTCGATAGCCTCCTTGCCGGTATCGGGAGTATAGCAGGCGTCACGCGGTACAAAGTCTATGAAAATGATACAAATCACGCCGATGAAAACGGCATACCCGGTCACAGCATAGCAGTTGTGGTAGAAGGTGGATTAGATGCAAAAGTTGCCGAGCAAATCTACTTGCGAAAAGGCCCCGGCTGCGGCACATACGGAACGACGACAGCCACCTATATCAACTCTGACGGGCTGAAAAACGAAATCCGCTATTTTCGCCCAACGTATCAAGAAATCATTGTCAAGGTCACGTTGAAAAAATACGCGACCTATACAGCGGCGGTGGAAGTTGACATCAAGCGAAACATTGCAGCGTATATCGAGCGCCTTAGCATCGGCATCGACGTGACGACCACAGGAATCCTTATGGCGATTGCTGCAGCTGCGGGCGACGCTCTGCAACCGTCATTTGCGCTGCAGTCCGTACAATTAGGGCGAGTGGGAGGGGCGCTCGGCAACCACGACATTTTGATACCATATCATGCCGTCGCAAAGGTGAGCGCTATGATTGTGGAGGTGATTTAATGTCCGTTATGGATTCCTATATCAATTTAATCACCTCACAGCATCGAGGACGCGAGAAATTTATGCGGACAGTTAAGACGCTGCTTGCTCCGTCAGAGGCGATATTTAGCCTCGCCGTACATCTTGACGATGCGTATGACTTGGACTATGCCACAGGTGCGCAAGAAGATGTTATCGGCGTGCTTGTTGGTGCAAAAAGAACATTGAATTACCAACCGGGAAAAGGGCTGTCGCCGGTACTGGATAATGCAGCTTATCGCAATTTGCTCCGTGCGCGGATTGCAAAAAATATCTGGAAGGGCGGCATCTACGATATCAAACAGCTGTGGAATGTACTCTTTGGGAAAGGCATCATCATCCAAGACAATCAAGACATGACGATTGACGTACTCACCATCGGTATACACGATCAGATCACAAAAGAAATGGTCAAACAAGGGCTTATCGTCCCAAAACCGCAAGGCGTGCGCGTAAACTACTACTTTGCCGATCGTGCAGTTTTTGGCTATGACCTTGAAACAGATACCATCAAAGGCTACGACCACGCAGCCTGGATGAATTCGATGCCAGAAATATCCTTTGCCTATGATACCGACGACCCGCAGATAGGTATGCAGGGCTATGATGCGAGCTACTGGACGTAAGGAGGCAACACGATGGCAAAGACAAACTATCAAATCTTTAACGAAGCTAATGCGCCGGAAAGGACGTACAACGATTCGGAGTACAAAGAGGCGACGCAGCGCATTGGCGGGGTAATGCCCGGCATGGCGCTCTCACGCATGCACAATAAGATGTATTACCAATGGTCTGCCATGTGCAAAGCAATCGCGAACCTCATTGTCAACCATGGGCACGATTGTATGGATAATGACGTCGAGGGAATCACACGCGATCTTGAAGATGCGATCGCGAACGCAGCCGCAACGGAGGTAAAAGACCACCGCAAGAAAACGCCGCTCGACCATCCCGACGGCAGTGTGCTGAAAAAGCATCTCGGATTTGAGGTGTACGACAAAGGCGAAGTCAACAAGTTCCTCGATACCAAGGTCAACAAATCTGGCGATACGATAACGGGCGATTTAATTGTAAATGCAATTACGGCAAAAAATGGCTTCAAAGGAAATCTTCACGGAGTAGCTTGGAAAGCAGATTATCCCACTGGCTTTACAAGTAATTCTCATGAAAATCAAGGGTGGGGCAATCAAGAAGGTAGAACCATAGCTTCGTGGTATACAGCAAACAGAGGAGGCATAGACTTTAGAGAAAATGGCGGCCAGTTAAATATCAAGATAGACGGATACTTTTATCAAGGCGAAGGAATCCATAGAGTCTTAGATTCGTCGGGTGGTTATTTGACGGGTACGCTTAATTTTGCGAATAACATCGGTACATGTCTGCAGGGCGTCATGGGAGATAATGATCACTGGCGCATATATGCGGGCAATAACGGTTCAAATCAAGGGTATCTAGCGATTGATACTGCTGACGATGGGAACGAGCCGATCTACGTCAGGCAATTTGCTGGTGGTTTTGAAAATCAAGTGCGCTGTGCTACTCTTTTAGATGCTAACGGTAATACATTATTTCCAGTATCTGTAGCGACACCTAGGTTTTACGCAAATGACTGGTTTAGAGCACTTGGCGACACCGGGCTGCATTTTGAGAGCCACGGCGGCGGTTGGCACATGACAGACGACGAGTGGATAAGAGCATATAACGGCAAGAATATTTACACGTCGGGGAAGATACGTTGCGATGCCGGCTTTGAAGGTGATTTGCGTGGTACGGCCGGCAACGCCAACACCGTCGGCGATAGATCGTTGCAGTGGATTCTCGAACAGATTAATGCTGCAAAAACGGGGATTGTCGCGGGCAATCTTGAGTCGAATGGATGGATCAAATTTGCGAATGGGCTGATTGTGCAATGGGGAATTTGGCCTGCGAGCGTGCAGGAAAAATCGCAATGGTTTACTTTTCCTCTCGCGTTTTCGGCGAAATGCTTGAAGCTAATTATGGGAACGCTCCTTTTGCAAGAACACCCTAATGCAGATTTAGGCTATCAGGTGCTTACGCTTGAGCGATCGCGAGCTAAAATTATGACGCAGCATTTTAGTACGCATGCGTTAGATGCTGTCGCACAACTTAAGGCCGCACCAGAATTTCTGGCCATTGGCATCTAATCTTCGACCAGCAAAGAAAGGATGAACCTCATATGGAATACCTTGCAAAATTTGACGCCACAGGGTACCGCGAGACAACCATCGTCAAAGGCGTCCACTACGCTAGCGACGAGGAGCGGCAGAAATACATTGACGACGGCTACGTCCCCATCTCCGATGAGGACTACCAGCACTATATCGGTAATCGCGGCGCGGGCGACAACGGCACGGGCTACATCCGCGACCCAAAGACAGGTAAGCCCGTCTCTGCGCCGCCCGCTCCCGCCGTGGATGAAGAGCCGCAAGCGCCGCCTGTCGACACTGAGCGCCTTGCTGTCTACGAAGCCATGACGGCGCAAGAGGAACGGTTTGCGGCGTGTGCAGAGCGCATCACGGCTCTGGAAGTCGCTCTCAAAGCGAAGGGGGGTGAAAGCAAATGAAGAAGTGGGCTTATATGATTCCCATCTACGCGTATCTCGTGCGTGCAGGGAAATGGGCGATCAGCGAAGAGGACAAGACCGAGGGGCAGAAAGTCGTGCCCGAGGTCTACCGCGACGATGTAGCCGCATATCTCGCTGAGCACGCGCAGAGTGCGTGAGGAATCATGACCACCCGTCAAACGGGTGGTTTGCTCGCCCCTATAAGGGGCAGTTACCAGCCAGCGCCTAAAGACGCTG